TTATCTAAGAGTGATTTGGAGTGGGCCGGGGTAACGGGGCCAGATCTAACAGTGTGATCTTTTAGTGATTCGGTCACCGCAGAGAAACCCGAAGGTGAAGAATGGCTCTTCGTTTTCAAGGTTCCGGTGCTTATACCAATGTATTCGACATGAATGGTCGCTTCGTATTCAAACGTCATCGCAGGGTTGGGCGAGGATATGCCTATAACGAGCGCATCTCCTCTCCAAGCGGCACTTACTCCGTAACAAAATTCTGAGAACTGTAGTTCTCCGAGTTGGGTTGGGCCGGACATGCACGCTGCATCATCCCACAACATAGCATCATGGCCTCCAATCGGAATGAACGAAGTGCGGGAGTGCGCTTCGTCCTTCAACGTTTGAAAGGTGTGGTTGAATGCTTCATTATGGTCTGGCTCTTCGAATAAGACATAAGAGCCGCCACGTTCCATGGCTGATGAGGTACATTTGATCCTTAGACCCAACTGAACAACTCGGCCCATGATCGTTTTGGCGTTCATTTGAGCGCCCGTGTAGGGTAGATTGCTGAAAGTGTTTGTAACCTGGTTGGTGTAGTTGAAAAACCCAGTGGTCTGGGTCCCTATCGAAGTAGAGCTCGAGTGAGATACGGATACCGAATCATTGCAGAGTGCTGTTCTTGCATAGATGAATCCGAAACCTGTTGTTCCAGTTGACACAACGCCACGCGAGAAACCTTTAGCCTTCTGCGAGGGCAGTGGCAATAGGTCGCAGGGTAAGCATGCGCCAGGGGGGGAATCAAAAGGATTCACAGAAGTCTCCAAGTAGTGCTCAACACAGGGGGGTACATTGTAAACGAGTGCTTGTTTACCTTTAACAGTTTCTACTATCTTCACGTTTTTCTTGATCTTTTTGGGAGCTTGAGTTTTCATGGTTAAGACGGATTGTTGTTTTGACATTTGGATAAATTTGAAAATTATTGGAAATTTCGCCGCTACTAGAGAAAATTAGTAGCAACTAGGCTCAATAAGGCCCGAGTTTTAACGTCTTTCACCTGACGGTTCACATGCGGAGTTTATTTCTTGGCTTTCCCCTTTTTGATATCTAACGCTGGTTTCTCGGAAGATTTCTGGGTACTCGGTTTGTTCAAGTTTTTGGTGGCCTGTCTGGCTTTTCGTTCATCGTATTCTTGTGGTGTTTCTTTAACGGCAAATTCTTTCTTTTGTGGCTCCGGCTTTTTGATCGCCGTGCCATTCGCTTTCGCGAATGCCTGAGCTGCTATCTCTGTGGTCTCCTTTAGGATATTCTCTGCCTTGGGCATTGAAATGACTTCGTCTTTGGTTGTAGTCATCGTGGGGCGAGGGATATCTTCAGGGGTACACAAAGGCAAGAAAAGTAGGTCACTAATCTTTTTAGCGGAAGAAACGTGCTTTTGGAACTTCTCGTAATCAAACTCGGGCCACATGGATATGTACTCCAGCGCGTAGTCGCCCAGCTTGTTCGGGTAGTGTGTTCCGGCTCTTTGTTGAAATCCGTATGGTAGCACCCGTGATACATCTGCAAGTTCCAACACCTCAGTGATCTTTGTTTGGTTAATAAGTTCAATAACTTTCTTAGCCAGATCTCCAAGTATGGGTGTGTTGATATCATCTATGTACCAGCTCAAAGCCTTCGCTATGAGAACGTCGTTCTCCGAAAGTGTGTGATTCTTTGTGGTGATAAAGATTTTGGGGACTTGCCTCTTGATATCTGATGCGGAGTCGAGCGCACCTTCCCAAGTAGCAGGAGTATAATATCTTGCAAGGAAAGTGGTCCAACCACCCTTCATCTGTTTCTGTGCTTTGATAATCAAGCCTAGTTTCGCTGCGGCCATATCAACAAATTTGGTCTCAATGTCTGCGGTTATCCCGTCATCCCCTCCGACTAAGGTCTTGGAGAAAAAGGATTCGTCATGACATTGTCCAGATAACCTACGAGCTAGGTAGTCTGAAAATTTGTTGTCGAT